GCGTTAGACGCTAGAGAAGATGGAACTGCAGTAGCTCATTTAGGACTACTTAGAGTTTGGTATTCATGTCAAGGTGGCGATGGAGGGGACTCTTTTGCAAGACTAGATGAAGAAGACTCTGATGGAGATATTCCTATTATTGGATTAACAGGTGCAGGATATTGGGACTTTAGAGAATTTGGTGGAATACCAGCAGACAAATCTAGTAACAGTAATCAGAGTGATGTTAACTTTGTCGTACCAGGTGCCGCTGATTCTGGTAACATGTATACGGTTATAGCAGAATTTCAAAAAATTTATTAGGAGTAACGAATGGCCAATACAACTTCCGGCACAGTTACTTTTGACAAAGGCTTTGCAGTTGATGATATTATTGCAGAGGCATATGAAAGAATTGGTTCTCAAGTAACTTCTGGATATCAATTAAGATCAGCAAGAAGATCTCTCAACATTCTTTTTCAAGAATGGGGCAATAGAGGTTTGCATTATTGGGAAGTGGGAGATACTAATATTGATCTTATTGAAGGCCAAGTAGAATACACTTTTTTTAGATCTACCGATGATGGCACATCTTCAGTGACTGTCGGTGGTACAAGTGGGTCAAACACTTATGGTGTTGCGGATGTATTGGAGGCAACTTTTAGACAGAATAGAACTCAAACTACTCAATCAGACTCAGCGATGACAAAGATTGACAGATCTACATATTCTAGTTTGTCAGGAAAATTATCTAAAGGAACTCCCTCTCAATACTTTGTTCAACGATTTATAGATAAAACAACTGTCACAGTATATCCCGCACCAGACTCTACAGCTGCATCAAAAGACATGCACATCTTTTTTGTAAAAAGAATACAAGATGCGGACTCGACTTATACTGATGCAACAGATGTACCCTATAGATTTGTACCATGTATGGTTTCTGGTTTAGCTTTTTATTTAGCACAAAAATATGCACCAGATAGAATACAAGCTATGAAACTATATTATGAAGATGAGTTAGCTAGAGCTTTAGCTGAAGATGGATCTTCATCTAGCACAATAATAACACCTAAAACTTATTACCCAGGAGCATAATGGCGTTTGCAAGAGGAAAAAAATCAAAAGCAATATCTGATAGATCAGGCATGGCGTTTCCGTATGAAGAAATGGTAAAAGAATGGAACGGTCATTTTGTTCATAAATCAGAATATGAAGAAAAGCATCCGCAGTTAGAGTTAAGATCTAGATCTGGAGATGCGCAGGGGTTAAGAGATGTTAGACCAGATAGAACTGAAAATGAGGTTGCAGCCATGTTGGGTAGTAATCCTTTTTCAATTACTGCGAGTTCACAAACAGTTACAGTTACAGAGATAAATCATGGAAGAACGTCAGGCGATACCGTGAGATTTAGAAATGTTCAGGGTAGCCCAGGTGGAGTTTCTTTTTCTACCTATGAAAACTCTTCAGGATTTAGTATAACCGTTACAACAACAGATAAATACACTTTTAGTTTAGGAGTAACTCCAAGTGTAACAGAAAAAGGAGGAGGACCAACTGTGTCTGCAGGACCAGTTAGTTTATCAGCATAATGGCAGGATTAAGCGCATCAGGATTAAAAACACAAATAAGAAGCTATACAGAAGTTAGCTCTACTGTTTTATCAGACAGTGTTTTAGAAAACATAATATTAAATGCACAATATAGAATTTTTAGAGATGTGCCTATTGATGCTGATAGAAAAACATCAACAGGTAATTTTACGTCTGGAACAAATAACGTAACAGTTCCTGCAGGAGCTGTATTTGTTAGAGCAGTGCAAGTATATACTGCAACTGGATCTACCTTTACTGGTGCTAATGTATATTTAGAAAAAAGAGATATTACATTTTTAGAGGAATATATTTCAGCAGCTACATCTACTGGAACACCAAAATATTATGCAATGTTAGATACAGGAGCAACTGGAGAAAGTTCATCAAACTCTGGATCTATCATTGTATCACCAACACCAAGTGCAACATTTGCATACAAAATACACTACAACGCAGCGCCAGCATTATTAGAAAACGATGATACTAATTATATTAGTATGAATTTTCCAAATGGTCTGCTATATTGTTGTTTAGCAGAGACCTATGGTTTTTTAAAAGGACCAGCGGACATGTTAGCTTTGTATGAACAAAAATATCAACAAGAAGTACAAAAATTTGGAGGAGAGCAAATAGGTAGAAGACGAAGAGATGACTACACAGACGGCACGGTCAGAATACCAGTTAACTCACCCACACCTTAAGGATTAAATTATGGCATCAACATTTTCAGATCTTGGTATAGAACTAATGGCAACCGGCGAAAATGCTGGTACATGGGGGACAAAAACTAATACTAACTTACAGATAGTAGAAAAATCAATCGCTGGTTATGTAGAGCAAGCAGTAACTAGTGGTGGCACAACTCAATTAACAATTACAGATGGCGATGCAACAGAATCAACATCAGTTGCAAGACATGCAGTTATAAAACTGACAGGCACAATATCAGGAAATTCTATTGTAACTGTGCCAGACTCAGTGGAAAAAGTTTACATTGTAACTAACGGTACATCAGGTGCATACACAGTTCAATTTAAAACAGCATCAGGCACAGGTATTACTTTTGGTGTATCAGAAAAAACTACTAAACTAGTTTATTCAGACGGAACTAATATTGTTGATGCAGGTTTTGGTGGAGCACTTGACATAGAGGGTAGAGAATTAGTTTTAGATGCAGACGGAGACACAACTCTTACAGCTGATACAGATGATCAAATAGATATTAAAATAGCGGGCGCAGATGATTTTCAATTTACTGCAAACACTTTTACTGCACAATCAGGTAGTAGTATTGTTGTACCAGAGGGTGGACTTACTTTTGGAAGCACAGCGATCACTTCAACTGCAGCAGAACTTAATTTACTAGATGGAGTATCAGGATTAGTACAAGCAGACTTAACTAAACTTGCAGCTGTTGATTCAACTGCAGCAGAATTAAATATAGTTGACGGTGGTACATCAGCTACGTCTACAACAGTTGCAGATGCAGATAGAGTTGTATTAAATGACAACGGTACCATGGTGCAAGTTGCAGTTACAGATTTAGCTGCATACTTTGATGATGAAATTACAGCGATGCCAAACCTTACATCTGTTGGCACACTTACAACTTTAACAGTTGATAATATAATTATAAATGGAACTAATATAGGTCATACATCTGATACAGATGCCTTAGCTATAGATTCAAGTGGTAATGTTACAGCTTCACAAAATTTAACTGTAACTGGAGATCTTACAGTATCTGGTGATGACATTACCATGGGCACAAATACTGCAGGTAATTTATTGATTGCAGACGGTACAAATTTTAATTCAGTAGCGGTTAGTTCATTATCAGAAATATCTACAGTTGCTAATGACGATGTGTTTTTAGCTATAGATACTTCAGGTGGTGGTCTTAAAAAAATTGCTAGATCAGCAATTGTATCAGGACTTGCTACATCAGGTGCTATATCAAATGTGGTAGAAGATTCATCTCCACAATTAGGTGGTGACCTAGATGTTAATAGTAATGGTTTAGTTTCAACATCAAATGGTAATATTGCTTTAACACCTAATGGAACTGGTGTTGTAAGAGTGGATGGATCTAATGGTATCGATATGGAATCTGGTGCCATATCAATTAAAAACTCTGGCGCAGAATCTTATGTTAGATTTTATTGTGAATCTAGTAATGCACACTATACACAATTACAAGCAGCTCCACACTCAGCGTACTCTGGTAATGTGACAGTTGTATTACCTGCAAGTGCAGATACTTTAGTTGGTAGAGCTACTACAGACACTCTAACAAATAAAACTTTAACTACTCCTGTAATCGCAGAAATAGATTCAGGTTCTACTATTACACTTGATGCAACTACCGACATTGTCCTTGATGCAGATGGTGGAGATATATTCTTTAAAGATGCAGGAACAACTTTTGGTAGTGCAACAAACACTTCTGGAAACTTAATTATAAAATCAGGAACAACTACTGCACTAACTTTTAGTGGCGCTAATATTACTGCTGCAGGTAACTTATCGGTAAGTGGTGATTTAGATGTCACTGGAACCCTGGACCTTAGTGACTCAAACTTTACTAATGTTGGATCTTTACAATTAGATTCTATAGCTGGTGATGGTGATACTAATACAGCAATTACATTTAGTGGATCTGATGTTATAACTGTATCAGCAGGTGGTGATAACCAAGTTACATTTACAAATGGTGCAATAGTGCCATCGACAGATAACGATATAGACTTAGGTACGAGTTCAACAGAATTCAAAGATGCATTTTTTGACGGCACTGTAACAACAGATGGTTTAACAGTTTCTGGCACACCTAGTTTTGCAGCTGGAACAATAGCATTAACAGGATTAGATATTGATGGTGGCACAGATATAAGTGCCGATTTAACAACATCAGATTTAATTATAGTAGATGATGGAGCAGGCGGAACTA